ATGCAATTATCTCTTGAAGCTCTTCGTGTCAATGCTGGTATGACTCAACAAGATGTTGCAGACCGGCTAGGGGTTTCACGTTTTACAGTGATGAAATGGGAGAATGGTGATGTTCGACCAAAAGAGATTGTTATTTATGCATTAGCAAAATTATATAGCGTAGATATTGATGTTATTCGAGTTCCAGCTTAATTTTTTTGGATTTTGATAAACTTTAAGTTTAATGGGGGAGTTAAATGCAAATAATTGATCAATTGCCACCAATACTTACCGTTAAGCAAGTAGCAGAGTTAATGGGATGGCATCCAAATACTGTTTATCAACGTTGTACTTCTGGTGATTTGCCAAGTTTTAAAAGTGGTAACAGCAGGCGGATTCGCCGAGAAGCATACTTGGAATGGATTAAAAAAATGGAAGCCCAAAACTAAAATTTTTTAGGAGGTTAATAGAGTGAGACGAATTCAATTAACAGATGGAATGCCTTCGAACATTACAAAAAATGAACTAAAACAAGAAACACTTGAACTTTTAAAGGCAGTCATTAAGGAATGCTCTAAAAGTGGTTTAAGTTATGTTGAAATTAATAAAGCTCTGCACCTTGCAGATGAAGAGCTTTATAAAAATGTTATTCATAAGTCATTCTCTCATTTTCAAAAATGAATTAAAAGGATCATTTTCTAATTCAGTTTGGTATTCGTCGTACTGTTGTTGGTTAGCGCCTACAACATACACAGTGTTGTAATACACTTGTCCATTGTCCAAAATGTCAATTAACTTTTGACCAACATGTAATAGAGTCCAACCTTTTTTAAGATATTCGTTGGCAGATGAATTGGCATAATCATCATCAAATTCTAAAGTGAAAACGATGTCGTTCATAATAACACCTCCCTTCAAAAATATTTTATCAGAAGGGGAGCAAAATAAAACTTTTTAGGAGGCTCACATAGATGGAAAATCAATTAGTCTTCATCAAAGAAAATATTGCTGTCACAGATAGTTTAACAATTGCGGAGATGTTTGGGAAAAATCATGACAATGTACTTAGAGATATTCGTACTCAGATGGAGTATGCAGGAGAGGAATTCTCACTCCTCAATTTTGAGGAGTCAACTTACACCAATGAAAGAGGTCGCACTTATCCCAAATACGATCTAACCGAAGAAGCATTCACACTGGTTGTGTTCGGTTACAACACGAAAGAAGCTGTTCAAACCAAAATTAAATTCATTCAAGAATTTAAGCGGATGAAAGAATACATCCAGAAACAGCAGCAACCAAAAGCGATGAACGCAAAAGAAAGCATTATCGCTAATATGAAACTAACCATACAGCTCAACGAAGATGTTGGCGAAATGAAAGAAGACATAAAGCAACTTCGGCATGATCTGGATGAAAAATTAACGCTCGATTACTCTCAGCAGCAAGCTATGAGGAACGCAGTGAACAAACGTGTGCATAAGCTTTGGAATGAAAATAAGGTCGACAAAACATTCTATGAAACGACGAGAAGAGTTTATGCAGCATTATGGAAGAACCTAAAAGATGCGTACAGAGTCAACGCCTATCCGAACATCCTGCAAAAAGACTTTGAAGAAGCGATGAGCTTCATTGAAGGATGGAGACCGATTTTTAACGGAAATCAATCTGTGTAGGAGGAATAAAAGATGAAAAAAATAGATCAGCTGTTGGAAAAGCAAGACAAACTACTCGAAGAAGTGGAATTTTATTTAGAAGCTTTTCAAAACGAATCACCAATTAGAACTATAGTGACAGATAAAACTACACCAAGCGACTTTTTAAAAGGTGAAAAGCTTGAAGATATAGGTTTTGTTTCTGGGATAGATGAAGAAGGCAACGTAGTTTTTGAACAATTCTGGTCAAACAATAAAATCCTTCAATTCACGCTTAAAGGCGATCTGGTACTTGATCTGCAACTATTAGTATACAACGAAGAAGAAAATAGCCCAGGAAGAAAACTTTCGCAGGCAATCGGGCTTCTCGAAGAGGCTCTTCGCGTACAAACGGATATTGATGAGCTTGAAAGCAGGAGGGGAGAAAAATGAAGATCAAAACCAAAGAATGGCTTGCTTTAAGCGAGGCGGAACGTTTTATGAAGATTTATCAAGCATTTGTGAAGAAGCATATCTAAAAATCAAAAGGAGGTAATAAAATGGAAAAACAAATTGAGAAATCCATAGAAGATGCATACATCGAAAGTAAAAAAAATCAAGAATTAATCCATAGCCGACACATGAAACGTTCATTAGGTAGTTGTTCGAAGTTTCTGGACTGGGCAGAAAAAGAGGGATGGAGCACAGAACAAATCTACTATGTGGCGAGAATTGTCCTTGCGCTCCTTGAAAGAGAAGATTAAATTCTAAATTTTCCAGATTCGTAGTACTGCTCATATTTTTTGTTTTCAGCTTTGTCAACTTTAACTGTTAAAGCAGTTGCTTGACGTATCGCCTCAACGTATAACTCTAATTTCTTCTGTACGATGGATTCTGGGGAGTCTCCTTCTACAGAGGTTGAGTTTACAACAGCAATAGCAAAATCATGAATATTTTTATCATCTAGATTCATATTTTCACCCCCCCTATCTTGATAGGGACATTATACCAAAGAGGAGAGAAACAAATGAGCATCCAAAACGAAAATAAATCAACCCCTGCGGCAACAGAGGTTGATAAGAAAATAAAAGAACTTGAATTGGAAATTATTAATTTAGGAAAACAAGTTGCTGAATCAAATTCAGCACCCAAATTCCCTGAATGGCTTTATTTCAAAATAGGAATCGCTACTTTGGAAGGCAAGCCATATGAACATGATTTTTGGATTACTAGAATGTCTCCAGCGGTGTCTCCAGAAAAGAAGTTTTAGAGACGTGGTTTTAACCAAGCCCATGCCTCTTTATCGAGTAATCCATAATAACTATTTGTCACTTTGGTAATAAACACTAAATCATTGCTGTCTAATGCACTTTTTAATAGGGCATAGATTGTGTCAGCTGAATAATTTGTGTCAACAAACCAATATGATTCCATTGCATGGAAATATGGTCCCAACTTTTTAATTTCTTTATGAAGTTTGTCATAGCTTTGACCAATTTTATTAAGATCATATGCAATTGAATAAACTGCCATAGTTTCACCTCCTGTCTTATACAGGGACATTATACCAAAAAGGAGGAGCGAAAATGTTCAACCCTTATGACTTCTACATTACACCAGAAGAGTTTGCACAAGCTGAGGCAAACGGGATTTGTAAGGATACACTCATCTGGAGAATAAGGAGGCAAGGTTGGGATAAGCAAAGAGCTTTAACAGAACCGGTTCAATTTCAAGATAGAGATAAAATCTCAGCGGTCTGGGATAAATGGGGAAAGCTTGCTGAAGAAAATGGCGTCTCAAGAGCCGTGTTTCGCAAAAGGTTAGAACGTGGTTGGACTGAAGAAAAAGCAGCTACGACACCAAAAATAGATCAAAACGAACATATGAAAAGAATGTGCGAACTTTCACCGAGAACTAAGCGCCGTAAATTTTCAGAAGACCTTGTCAGGCTAGCCGAAAAGAATGGCATCAGGTATAAAACTCTAAAAAGTCGTGTAACTAAACTTGGTTGGGATCCATATATAGCTGCAACTACACCTGTTTTTTCTCGATATGAGATGGGTCAAAAAGGTGCACAGGGTTTTAAAAAGAAATACGGGTCTGATTTTAACAGGATTTTCTTTTTGAAAAGAAAACAGAATCCAAATAGAAAGGAACATGTACAATGACCAAACAAAATAAGACAACCCCTGCGGCAACAGAGGTTGAAAATCAAGTTTGTATAAAACTGATCATAAAAGACACACGACTAAAAGATATTGATGAGTACATTAAAGAGTTAACATCTGATTTTATTGAAAATTTTGGTTTCGAACCTTCAGAACTTTTCCTGGCAGCGGAAGGCAACTCTTTAAGTATCCGAATGTATCTAAATTGAATTTGAAAATCTTCTTAGTGGACACAATCATGATTTAGTTTCATATTCTTTCACCTTCTATTATTTGATAGGGACATTATACCAAAAAAGGAGGAGCAAGCATGTTTTTAGTCAGCTATGTATGGCTACATAATCAAATTCATGCCGTCATCAGTGAATCTGTCCAAACGCACAATCAGGCTTTGGGCAAGCTAAAACAGCAGGGAGGCGCGATCATTAAAGATGAATGTAAAAACAATGCTCTCGGCTCTGTGATCGTGAACGGGAAAAGATCAGTTTGGCCTTTGACCAAGTCGGAAGGACTGAAAGTAAATGGCTGAGGTCAAGTGGATCAAGCTGAGTACGCAAATGTTTGAAGACGAAAAAATCAAACTGATTGAACAGATGCCGGAAGCCGACACCATTCTAATTATATGGGTCAAGCTGCTGGCCCAGGCTGGGAAAACCAATGCGTCAGGATACATCTACCTAAGCAAAAATATCCCGTATACAGACGAGATGCTGGCAACAATTTTCAATCGTCCGTTACCGATCGTAAGAATGGCATTACAGACGTTTCAACAGTTCGGCATGATTGAGATAGATGAACATAATTTCATTAATATTTCAAATTGGGAAAAGCATCAAAATGTCGAAGGCATGGACCGGGTTCGAAAACTCAACGCCGAACGAAACAAGAGATACAGAGAAAGAAAAAAGCAATTGCAGCTTTCTTCTCCCCAAAAAAAGAGTGACGTTAGCGTGACGTCACGTGACGGTGCAGATATAGATAAAGAATTAGATAAAGATATAGATAAAGAAAATAATATATTGTCGGGCAAGCCCGACGAGGCATCTTCTGAAAAAGATGAAATTCCTTACAAACTGATCATCGACCTTTTAAACAAAGTCGCTGGAACAAAGTACCGTCATACTACACCAAAAACCAAGACCTTAATAAAGGCACGATGGAACGAAGGTTTTAGATTTGATGATTTCAAACATGTCATTCTAGTCAAATGCGAAGAATGGCGCGGCACGGATCTGGACAAGTATCTAAGGCCTGAAACGCTGTTTGGCACTAAATTTGAAAATTATCTTAACCAAAAGCCAAAAGGAGGTAGACCTCATGACAGAAACATTCACCAAAGATCGGGCGGCAAGAGTCAAGGCCGAGTTATCACGGAGGATGACATTCCATACTGATGAGAACGGAAAGCCTGTCTATTGCCGCAAGCATACAAGGCTCATTGGAGGAGAAGAGAAGCCTTACCCGGTTCAACTGATGAAACTGCGAGACGGCTCAATAAAATGTCCTATGTGTGAAAGAGAACAGCGAAATAAGGAAATCGAGCGTGAAGCCGAGATATGGCGCCGCCAGGTGGAACGACAGATTCTATCGACTTATTCCCTTATTGCCGATCCTACCCTTAAAAAAGCAACGTTCGAAACGTTCCGCAGCTACAACCAAGAGGACGAGCAGAATAAACGCAGGATGATGGAGCTTGTCAGCCGAATCAAGGCAGGCGCTGTGATGAACATCTTTTTGACAGGAGAGTCTAACGCCGGAAAAAGTCATCTTGCAATGGCCGCCCTTAAAGAACTGAACAAAAATGATTCCGAAGAGTACGCGAAGTCAGCCCTCTTTGTTAACAGTGATGCCCTCATGAGGCGAATTAAAAACTCATTTAAAGATGACTCCGAAAAGTTGACAGAGGCTTTTGCAATCGAGCTGCTGACAAGGGTTGATTATCTTGTAATCGATGACCTGGGCGCCGAAGTAGGGGACACGGACAACGAAAACAGAGCCGCAAATGATTTTATTCATCGTGTATGGTATGGGGTTTCTACTGGCCGTCAAGGAAAAGTAACGATCATCACGACCAATCTTTCAGGTGTGGCTTTAACCAAACTCTATGACAAGAAAACTGTTAGCCGTCTGACAGCACATCTTGAAACGATTCAGTTTTTAGAAAAACAAAAAGAGAAAAAGGGGCGGAAAGCTCCTGCTTTAACCTTTTAGGAGATGAAAATAAGTGAAGGATACTAACTTGAAAACGATCATGCCGGGCGTGTGGGGGCATGTGGCAACCGATAAAACACCGGAGGAACTCAAGCAAGGATTAAAGGAAATTGAACAAAAACTAGAAAATTGGCTGGCTTATTGGTCAAATGTACGGAGGGAGAACGCATGAAACATGGTAAGCGACCTACACGCGCGCAGAAGCAAATCATCAAAAAGAACGGTTTAAACCCTGAGAATTGGCTGGTATCAAAGAATCTGCAGCATGAACAAAGATTAGTAGTTGTTCACCGTCATACCGGTACCGTGCGGGAGTGTTGGGCGTGAAAAAGACTGCCCGCGCTGATCGTTTAGAAATTGCTCTGGATAACTTGAATTATGAATGGTCATATGTCCAGCTTTGTAAATTGATAGATTACTGGTATGACGGCAAATCGTTATATGACGCTGCCGATCTTCTGAGAAGAAAACCGGACGAGCTTTTGATTCTGATTGTGGACCTTGCAAAAAGAAGGATTCTCCCTCATAGGCCTTACGGTATAAGCGCGAATCCGAGAATATGGATTAGTCCGCAAATGATGAAAACGAAAAAGAACGGAGTAAGACAGCTATTCTGTGAAAGTCCTGTTTATATCCCGTTCCTTGAAAATAATTTTATTTGGTATGATCAGGAGCTTTATAGGTTTAGAGATTTGTGGGATCGGGGTCAGTCCATTATCAAAATAGCAAAATCCTTTAAAAGAGAAATAGAAGAATTATTATTCCTCGTCATTGATCAGGGGAACAAGGGAATAATTCAGCCGCGAAATGGGGGGCTTTTAGGTGAGGAAGCATCAGAACAAGATAAAAGACGGTTCAAAATTATCGTTTGAAAAAGCATCCTTACAGCAGCTTTTAGTCATTATCAGGTTTGAACATTGTCCAAAGCGTTATAAAAATGCCGCTTTGAAAAATCTTTTAAAGAGGTGAAATATGCATGACAGAACAGGAGCGTATGGAAAAAATCGAATGGATCAATTTGATCGAAAGGTACGGGAAGGAGTCGCTTAAACAGAAGAGCGATGAGGAAATCGAAAAGCTTTATAATCTGGCTATGCTCAGGCAAACAGATGATGTGTTTGCATAAAAAAACCAGAGCATAAAAAGCCCCGGAAATAAAACCTGAACACTTTTATTTTAACACGGGGGTGCGGCTGGTGAACAGTCCTAAAAAGATCGACGTCAATCAAGAATTATCAAGGAAAATTGAAGACGGGAAGGTCACTGTCATCGTTTTAGATGGATTGAACGGAACGGCATATGAAGCAGAGGCCCCGGAACACGGCAGAACGATCATCGAAACGTTTAAAGGTGCTTTTTCCCGAATTAATCTTGAATCATCACACAAATTTAATTAATTTGCAGGGGCTTTCCCCTGCGGGGGAGGAACGGAATGTTTAAAGCGAAGTCAATCACCTTTAATTCTGAAACTTATATGCTTGGTCAAAAATATAAGCCGCCAGGCTTCACAAAGATGGCGACTGTCACAAACATCGTAGATAATCGGAATGCCTTTTTACATAACGATGGCGGTTTTGAGGTCCGCTTTGATTCAGGGGATTTCTTACGGATTTATTCAAACGATGTTGTCATCCATTGGGAACAGACGGGGGGTGAGAAGGGATGAATGACCCGAATGTTTTTTTGAACCCGTGCGCCATATGTAAGACGGCGGAAGCTGATAGACTGTGCGACTACATTGTAGAGTATAACAGAAATCCTATCTTTTTCAGAGACTATCAGTCTTTCAAAGAAAGTGTGGAACACGGGCATGACAGCACATGCGATTTACCCTTATGCACAAAATGCAGAACTTTAATAAATGGGGCTGATCTTTGCCCGTACCATTACGAGATTTATAAAAAGGCGCAGAATCTACCGGAAAAGCTGCGGAAATATCAGCGGAAATCTAAGGCGCGAATAGCACAGGAAATGCTACAAATGAGCAAGGAGGCGGCGGAATGATGGGAAGAAATCTAGTTATATATGAGTTCAAATGTCGGGAATGCGGCGAGTTGCTTTTATTAGAAAGAGAAAAGGAGCCGGAATGCTGTCCTTATTGTGGGGAATATAACATTGATTATGCACCCGGTAGAATTGAGCCGTCTTTAATCTACAGACCAAGGGAGGCGGCGGAATAATGGAACTTTTACAGTCTTCTTTACTCCATACAATCAAGGCGCAGCGGGATAACATGATGACCATTGACGAGTTGGCCGAGAAGTACGAACTTCACCCGGATTACGTGAAATCAATCATAGAGCGCACTGAAGGGCTGGCGATAAAGGGCAACGTTGCCTATGTACCGAAACAATCTTCTCTGCTGCCGATACTTGGGGTTGCCGTGCTGTTCTTTGTTATTGTGATCTTGCCGATGCTTGCAAATTGAAATTTGTAGGCGCGACGGGCGTCTGGCGGACGGAAATAGAATAATGTCCTAGATGGAATACCTGCGGACACTGAACTTACAGCTTTTACGCTGTTTGTTTGGTGTCCGTTTTTTATTTGTCCTAGCTGCGGTCTTATCGAAAGGAGAAATATACATGAAACCTACCAAAAGAAAACGCCCTGAAAAAGCGCAGGAGCGCTCTGAGCGCTTTTGGCGAGAGATTATGGGGCAAAACAAGCAGATTCTTAAACGAGGCAAAGGTGGCGCTTATAAGCGCAAATAAAGGAGGAATAAACCATGCTATTTCAATTACCCGAAATCGATAGAGAAGCGACGAAAAAGAAAGTTGAAGCCATACTGGATAATTACAGGGTGGTTCTCCTGCAAGTTCCGGATGATCTGCTGCCAAAGGTCACGGCAGGATTTAATCTCGTGCCACCGTCAAATACAAACGCATTTCATTCATCTACGGAGGATATGGCTATCAAAAGAATCGAAATGGAAAAAGAACGAAATGCCTTTCTGGCAAGAGTTCAAAAGGCCGTGAATCGCTTGCCAGCCAATGAACGGCAGATCATCATCATGAGGTATATGTCCCAAGATCACCGTTTTGATTATGAGGTTTACAATGAAATCGGGTTAAGCCCGCGCACATACTTCCGGATAAAATCGCGCGCTTTTTACAATCTGGCTTTTGCATTGAAAGAGGAAGTGTACGTGAAGGGAAGTGCTTCATAATGAATTTTGTGCAGCCTATCCGAGACAAGGACCAGATTTTTTATATTAAGAAATTCCTGAGAGAACGGAGTGAAAGAAACTATCTGCTTTTCGTCACCGGCATAAACTCTGGCTTGCGTATATCCGATTTACTTCGTTTAAGAGTCCGCGACGCCAAACGAATGTACATCGATTTACGCGAGAAGAAAACCGGCAAGCAGAAACGAATCAAAATAAATAAGGCCCTAAAAAAGGCCCTGGCTGATTACATTAAAGACAAGGATGACCAGGAATTTTTGTTTAAGAGCCGAGAAGGGCTTAACAAACCAATCAGCAGAAGCACGGCATACAACATATTGAAAGAGGCGGCGGAATACGTCGGACTTGATGGGATCGGCACCCACACCATGAGAAAAACGTTCGGTTATTGGCACTATAAAAAATTCAAAGACGTGGCTCTGCTGCAAGAGATATTCAACCATTCCAGCCCGGACGTCACGCTTCGATATATCGGGATCACTCAAGACACAATGGACCAAACAATGGACGCATTCAGCTTATAAGCTCATCTGTTTTCAAAACGGATGAGTTTTTTTCTGCCTATTTTAACGAACTAACCATAACGAGAAAGTGTCCAACTCATTTTGACAAAATGGCTTGAAACTATGCAGGGCAAAGGGTTCCGCGTTTCGTTGAATTGGACACAATATAAGATATGGTTAATTCGTGGATATTGTGGGTAAATTGCATAAAAAGGGGGAAAGAAAACAATTTGACAAATAGGGTAAACGATGAAATTTGCTCTTTTCAGTAAGAATTCATTGAAAAGCCAACTATCAGATGGTTATAATTAAGAAGCAAAGAGCATACGTTTTACCCTACGAGAAGGAGGGATACGTATGAAAAAGGAGCTGGGGAAAATGTTAAAGCAACTAGCAGCCACTCACCGTTCTAAATTAATTGAAATCGCAAAAAGAAACACTAAACGTAACGAGGATGGTCTTACAGTTATCGAAAAGGGCGACGCTTGGAGAGAAGATGATGAGCACACCAACAGTTTCAGAAATGATTGTTCTGAAACAAAAACTTTAGTATTGAACTAGATTGAGAAATCGGACACCAAGTCCAGGCGAAGTCTGGTATGCTACTCTCCCAAAAGAGGAAGATCCCAATGACTTGATGCCGGATAGGCCCTGCATAATAGTTGATAAAGTAGAAGATGAATACCTCGTTATAAAAGTTACAAAACACAGTCCTCGACCATATGATAAATACGATATAGCTATTCAATATTGGGGACAATGCGGTTTAACAAAACCGTCAACAGCAAGATGCTCAAAATTGATTTTCTTAGCTGAGGATCAAATCGATAATTATAAAGGACATCTGGTGAAGAGCGATGAACAAAGAATCACTCAGAAACTAGAAGCTTTTTTGAATTCTCAGTAAGACGTCTTTCAAGGCGTCTTTTTTTATTTAAAAAATAAGGAATGATTTTGGCACAATTATGGCACAACGTTGGCACTCTGTTTTTGTTTAAACCATGTATTATGGTATTAAGCGAGTAGACAAGTTTATTTTTTGTGATTTATTGCATAAAATAAAATACATCGAGAATTACCCCTTGTTTGCACCCTTCATTTGGGTGCTTTTTTATATTCTCTGTAAACCGGGTTCCAGTGAATCTCAGAATAAACGATTGGCGGCCAATGAGAGCCTCTGAGTGTGGGCCCGGTTTAGAAAGAATATATCCAAACGCTTTCCCAAACGGGAGGGCGCTTTTTATTTAAGGGAGGGCTACGGATGGAAGTCGTTATAGAAAGTATTGAGAGAAAAGGAGAAACCCTATTTAGTGATGGGAGCATAATGGGATTTGAAACCTATGGGTTTTTGATAAAAGCCACCGTTCGTTTTAAATCCGCTGAAGTTGAAGGCAGCTTTTATTTTCCGGGTGAACAGGAAATGAGCTTTTCAAAAGCTGAAAAGAAAATACGTGAGTTGTTCACCGAACAAAAGGGGGACTGACCTTGTCAGAGGATGAATTGTACGTCAAACAATTTAAAGCCTGGCGTACTGAACAAGAGCTACTTTTAAAACAAATCAATTATGATATTGAAGTCAGCCGGAGAAAAATTGAATTGAATGAGAAACAAAAGGAACTCCATTTAAAACGGGTGAACATAGGAATTCAGGAGTTTAATAATTGGGCGGAAACAACAAATCGGAAGGAAAGATTGGAGCTCTTAAAGGAGGTAGAAGCATGTTTGGATTGAATTTAGCGCATACGAGTATTTTAGAGTTGTTAGAAAAGGCTGCTGAAAAGAATGAACTAATTTATGTAAGAGCGAGGCAAAGATGTGTTGGTAAAACAACTGCCCTATTGGAGTTTGCGAGAAAGAATAATTATCCTGTCCTGACAAAAAGAGAGATAGCGAGATGTTACCAGGTAGAACATCCGGACCTTAATATTATTGGATATGTAGACGGATCAGAAGTCGATGGGCTTTATAATGTCGTTTGTGATGAAGGCATACCAAAGGATGCTGTTAAAAGGCTTCATAAGCTTGGTGTGCTGTTAACAGGATTTGTGAGGGAAGAGCCAGACTCATTATCCGCTATAAGAGAAGCTGTGAATTATGTTGGCTACAAACATGGGGGAACTGTACTTCTCGAGGGAGGGTCTATTCCAAAAGGCGATTTAAATAATCTGGAAGCAGAACCGCTGAATAAGCAACCTTTGCTACAAATTGAGCTTGATGATATTGATTCAGTCCCACGTGTTTTCTACAAAGGTGAGAAGATTACCAATCGTATTGCAATAGATTTCGAGTGGCGAACAGGGGGAGCCGATAAGGTTGGTTCTACCTATATTCGTATCAAGCATGGTAACGATCCCGATAAGGCACTAGCAGTTGAGACGAAGGAACTGGCGGTCGGTGAAAAAGCTTTAGAAAAATGGGAGGGGTAAGAATGAGTGAAGCAAGGAAAAAGCATGAGTTGTTGAAAAATCTCATGAATGTGGTAGAACCAAGGGAATTTGTAGATGCTCGTAACAAAGCAGCAGATGAACTTATTGAAGAGTTAAAAAAGAATTGCTATACGTATGGTGACATTTTAAATGCTTTGAATGACTTGCCGATTTATAATTTCACATCCGAACAGAGAGAAATTATAGATACAGCAAAGGGAATTATCGAGGTTCAAATGAGGGCTGTAAGGTGCCGTTAAAAAGATGTAACGCGCCAGGCTGCCGCGAGTATGTTGATTGGGCACAGAAGTATTGTGAGAAACACCAGGGCTATGCTGACAAGCATTACAACAAGACTGTGAGATACAACAGGGAGAATAATGATCTTTACTCTTACTATCATTCAAGAGAGTGGAAGTTATTGCGGGAACAGAAACTACGAGAAAGTAACTATCATTGCGCCATATGCGCCGCACAGGGACGTTTAAACAAGTCTGATAGGTTAGTGGTTCATCATAAGCATAAAGAGCTTAGAGAGGTATTCCATGACGATATAGAGCGCACTGATTTAAACAACCTTGAAGTGCTTTGTCAGTTTCATCATAACCAGGTGACATTTAAAAAAAGGAGTGTAAGGGAATGACTCAAAATATTGTAACTAAAGAACAAGTAGAGAAGATCATTAGTAAATCAACTATGGATGTGAAAACGGTTTTTGATAAATGCACAATCGTTACATGTGTTCTTCCAAACGGTTTCGTCATTGTGGAATATTCAGCTTGTGTTGATCCAAAAAACTATGATGAGAACATTGGAGCTAAAATCTGTCTTGAGAAAATAAAAGATAAAATTTGGGAGCTTGAAGGGTACAAACTTCAATATCAGTTAAAAAAAGATAATTAAGTCCCCCCGACAATGAACGGGGTGGGCTTTTTTATTTCCAGGACATCGGCGCCCCCTCATCTTCGTAAAAATTGTTGAAATGAAATTTTGATTTTCGCTATTTTGAGCCGTTTTTGAATATGTGTTTTTTGCGTTTGATCCCTTGTCGCACATAAGTTGGCCGGCGTTTTTGTTATGTGTTCATTTGTTTGAAAACAGTAGTGCGGAAATTCGCTGAAAGGTGGTGGTTTTTATTGGCGAGACGAAAACAAATGACAGAAACATTAAAAGGACAAATATCTAAAGAAGAATTGCAGAAACGGAAGCAACAGGAAGAAAAATTAAAAGGTTTTACGCCATTGCAAGAGAAACCACCCTACTGGCTTTCAACGATGGCAAAGAACGAATGGGAAAGGATATACCCGTATCTTAGCGAGCTGCCGATATCAGAGTTAGACAGGACACTCTTTGCTCTGTTTTGCAATAGTTACGCTCAATACAGGATCGCGCTGAATGACATTAACGAAAACGGTCAAACGATCGTGGAAATAAACAGCAAAGGTTTTCCGGTCAAAAAGAAAAACCCATCCGTCGATATCTTGAACAGCATGTCAAAAGAGATTCGTGGAATTGCAGGTCAGTTAGGACTTTCCCTGGACTCAAGGTTGCGACTTGTTGGCCTTGGGGATGACGAAGAAGAAGAGGACCCAATTACAAAATTTATGAAACGCCGGGGTAACAATGATTGACCATGTAACTGAATATGCCCGGGCGGTTGTTAATGGGGAAATCGTTGCGGGGGAATTTATTATACTTGCCTGCAAGCGGCATCTTGAGGATTTAGAAAAATCCAAATTACACACCTTTATGTATTATTTTGATGTTGAGGAAGCAAACACAAGAATAGATTTTACTGAAATTCTGCCTAATCCAGAAACAGGAGAGCCAGTGAAATTACTACGTTTTCAAAAATGGATTATAGGCAGTATTTTCGGGTGGAAAAGAAAGGATAATGGAAATCGCCGTTTTAAAAGAGCGATGATTTCTATGGCTCGAAGGAACGGGAAAACCTTCATTATTTCCACAATGGGAACGAATGAACTTTTCTTGTGTGAAACCCCGAAACGAAACAGAAAAATTGTTTTTGCTTCGAATGCCTTGAAGCAGGCCAAACTTGGATTTGAGTATATGAAAGATCAAATCCGGTCATTGGCAAAGGGCTCTAAACCTATGAAAAAAAGAGTGAAAATTAAGGATGCTGAAATTAAGGACTTATTTTCAGGCAGCACAGCCTATCCTATATCTTCTGATACGTCCACTGGGGACGGGTTTGCCTCAACGGTTGCTATTATTGATGAGTTTCACGAAAGCAAAGACTTAAAAATGTACAATGTTTTAAAATCAGGTCAGATCGCTTTGGAAAACAGCCTGCTTGCAATCATTAGTACGGCAGGTCTAAATCCTAATGTGCCGATGTATAAAGAAATTCAAATGCTCAAAAGAGTATTGAAAAAAGAGCGGGAAATGGATGATTATTTTATCGCCATTTATGAACAGGATGATGTTGAGAAAGAGGCTGAGCTTCCAGAAACATGGATCAAATCAAATCCTATTTTAGAACATCCTGAAATTGGTCAAACAATCATGGAGTCTTTAAAGCTGGATTTAGTTGCAGCCAAAGAGCAGCACAATTTAAATGCTCTATATGTAAAAAATTTTAATGTTTGGCGGCAAGCAAGCGAAGAAAGCTTTATCTCTATAGATGATTGGAACCAATGCGGCACCGATAAAGTGCCTAACCTTGAGGGGTTAGACGTCTATATAGGGCTTGATATGGCACGATCGGACGATTTAGCAGCGGTATCATTTATTTTTCCGTTGAATGATGAACGCCAACGATATTTTGTAGATAGTCATTCTTTTGTGGGGACGAAAGGCGGCTTAGATGCTAAAATCAGCCGAGATAAAATTGATTATAGGGGCCTAGCAGAACGTGGGTATTGCACAATAACAGATAAAGACACGGGCATTATCAATCAACAACAAGTCCTCGACTATATCAAAAATCGAATTAAGACCCAGAAACTCAATGTGAAAGGAATCCTTTATGACCCTCATGCTATTTCTCTCTTGTTGAATGAGCTTGAAGAATACCCTTTGATCGAAGTGGGACAGGGAGCCAAAAGACTATCGCCACCATCAAAGGATTTTAGACTATGTGTCTATGATAAGAGGATTGTTCATGCCAATAATCCTTTACTAACGATTGCCGTAAATAATGCAATCGTCAAAGAGTTTAACGATTTAATCAGAATTGATAAGGAAAAGAACCGAGAAAAGATTGACCCTATTGTCGCTTTAATAACAGCGCATTTTGAAGCCATGTATTACTATTCTGATGATTTTGACTGGAATAGCTACTATGAAAGCGGCAATTTCACACTTTAAGCAAGGGAGGGCGAGACGAAATGAAAATTGGAAAGGTCAATACGTTTTTCTTGAGAGTATGGCAGTTTATCATATTAAACTTACATACTCTTTTGTTTTTGGCTGGGCTGTTTGTGATTAATTATGCAGTCTATATAATCCATTCAGTTGCCGGGTTAATGATGACAGGCTTATTCCTCGTCCTCATTGCCATTTTATTAAACCCTAAAGAGGAAGGGAGGTAATTGAGTGGCATTTTTTCGATCTATGAATAAGCAGAGTGATGGAGAAATGAGCAGGGGAGAAAGGCAGTTTATTGATGCAGTATTAGGGCTTGATGGATTGTACTACACATCCGTCAATGCAATTAAAAATAGTGATGTTTTCACGGCCGTTCTTACCCTCGCGTCAGATATTGCGGCATCTCCGATCATGGTTACACAAAACGGGGTCGAGGAAAAGGAATCCGATTTGTTTAGGCTACTGAATGAAAAGCCCAATGAATACTATTCAGGATACTTTTTCAAGTTTATTCTCGTTGCTAATGCCTTATTAAACGGGCAATCCTATGCTGAAATCAGAAGGGACAGCGAGGGTACCCCCTTGGAGCTGATCCATTTATTGAACAGTGAAGTTTATGCTGAACAGCTGAAAGACCGTAATGAAATAGTCTACCGGTATTATCCATCCGGCGGCAAGGAAAGGACTTTAAAGCCTGAAAACGTTTTGCATATTAAATTTTTTAGCCTTGATGGTATAACCGGGGTCGGGCCATTATACAGTCTCAAACATGAAGTTGAAAGCCAGGAGGCGGGCAAGCGACTTGTTACCGACTTTTTCAGAAGGGGCACGAATTTAAGCGGTATTGTAAATATCAAAAAGGGGCACCTTTCCCCGGAGGCAAAGGACAACATTCGCAATGAATTCGAAAAAGCCAATTCTGGATCCAGAAATCAGCAGCGGGTTGTGGTTCTCAGCGATAATGAGGAATTCAAACAGCTTGAGATCAATACGAAAATTCTTGAGATCGTCAATAATTACACGCATTCAACAAAACAAATTGCGAAAGTGTTTGGTTTGCCGCCTCACAAATTGGGGATCGAGCAGGTGAACACATCGCTTGAACAAGCAAACTTGGACTATCTGACGAATACCTTATCCAATTACTTTGTGGCTATTGCCTCAGAGTTGAACTTTAAAATGTTGCCGTATCCTTTGAATTTGACAACGAAATTCCAGTTCGATACAAGGCGATTCAGGGAAACGGATGCAAAAACAAAACGGGAAAATGTCATCGCGCTTCTGCAAAACGGCATTTTTTCTCTCAACAATGCGCTGGCCGAATATGGTTTCTCACCTATTCCAAACGGTGATAAACGTTTTATGAGTTTGAACTATGTTGATATCGAATTGATGGACGAAATTCAGAAAGCAAAAGCAAAGACTCTGCCGATCCCGTCAGCAGGTAAAGGAGGTGAGGAGAATGTCTAAGGATGTAGAGATCAGAACGCAGCAGGGCGGGGGGTTAAAAGCTCATACAGAAGAAGACGGCCCAAAGGTTATCAGCGGGTACGCTTTGAAATTTGGCACCCGGAGCCATAACTTAGGCGGATTCATTGAAATGATCGACAAACGGGCTTTGGATCAAACAGATATGAGCGATGTAAGGGCGCTGATCGATCATGATCCTTCTAAAATTCTTGGCCGGGTTTCTGCTGGCACGCTCAAACTCGATGTCGATGATGTCGGGTTACGCTTTGACATTACGCTGCCGAATACACAATACGCGAATGATCTATATGAGAATATCAGGCTGGGCAATATCTCAAATTGTTCTTTCGGCTTCCTATTAGGAAAAGGCGGGGACAGCTTTACGCGAGATCAGGAAACTGGCCTGCCGTTGCGCAGTTTGCGGAACATATCTAAATTGACGGATGTCTCAGTTGTCACTTATCCAGCTTATGAAGACACTGACGTGACAATTGCAAAACGGAATTTACAGCAGTACGAGGAAAGAAACCGGAATCCGGAAAAAGAAAAGCTGCTGCTGCAGCTGGATTTATTAAAAATCGGATTGTAAAAGCACTCGAAAATCGGGTGCTTATTTTATTTGAAAAGGAGCAGTCATATGTTACATGAAAAAATTAAAGAAATGCGATCACTCGTAGCACAAAAGCAAACGGCGATTAACACAAAAATTTCGGATGCACAGAAAAGAGCAGAAGAAGACAAGCTGGACGAAGCCACAGCATTAAAAGAAGAAGTGACAAAAATGAAAGTGGAGCTTGAGGACCTAAAAGCAAAGCTTGCGGAATATGAAGAATTGGCCGGGCTCAAGAAGGAAGAACCTGCATCGGCTGGCGGTAATGAAGGAGACGAGAAAAGATCACTACCTGGAGGCGAATATCGCGCAATTTTACCTGGACAAGGAAAGGAAGAAGTCAGAGCCTTTGAGGCCTTTCTTCGATCTAAAGGTGAGACACGAGACGGCCTAAAATCGGATGGGGCTGAGGCGGTTATTCCAATCGATGTGATCACCAAACCACAGCAAGAGCCGGAAGACGTTGTAGATTTAGCGGCGATCGTCAATAACGTCAATGTGACGACGGCGTCCGGGACTTATCCGGTGCTTGCAAACGCGGATACCGGTCTGGTATCTGTCGCCGAACTGGAGAAAAACCCGGAGCTGGCGAAACCAAAATTCAATAAAGTGGAGTGGAAAGTTGACACATATCGCGGTCAATTGCCTATTTCACAAGAAGCGATTGACGATTCAGGCATCGATTTAACCGCACTTGTGGCCAATCATCTGCAGCAAGTTAAACGAAATACTAAAAACGCAAAAGTTGCGGAGGTTCTTCGCTCTTTCCCTAAGAAAACAGTTACGGGAACGGATGAGATTAAACATATTTTTAATGTGGACTTAAAGCAAGCCTATGCCCGTAATATCGTAGCCACAGCCTCGGCATTCCAATTTCTTGACACCTTAAAAGACAAAAACGGCCAATATATTTTACGCCAGGACATTTCAACACCAACAGGCAAAATGTTGTTTGGCAGCCAGGTCCAAGTTGTGGATGACACAGTTTTAGGGACGAAGTCAGGCGACGCGGTCATGTTTATCGGTGACTTGAAAAGGGCTGTTTTGTTTGCAAATCGTGTGGATGCTACAGCTAAATGGATCGAAAATGAAGTTTATGGACAAGTCCTATCTCTTGCTGTGCGTTTTGATGTTAAAAAGGCAGATGGAAAAGCTGGTTACTTTGTCACAATCAATCCGCCAGCAGCAGAAACCGAAGAAAAAGCAGTCGACGTTGGAAAATAAAAAATAGAAAAGGATGAGGGATAATGGCAGATCAATTTCTAAACCAAAGTAACGGCGTGTACACTTCTGCAGAGGACGACGGCACGGGCAAACCGGTAACGCCCGTTTACTTGAAAGGCAACAGCGAAGAAAATCCTTTGTACATCAAAGGGATGCAGGGGGAACCTGGGCCGCAGGGGCCCCAAGGTCCAAAAGGCGACAAGGGGGATAAAGGAGATACTGGCCCACAAGGTCCCCAGGGAGAGCCAGGACCCCAAGGTCCCCAGGGAGAGCCAGGACCCCAAGGTCCGAAAGGGGACAAAGGTGATCCGGCCGTTATCGAAGAAAAAGGCATCACTCATGAAATGCTTGGTGACAACATTGTCAGAAGTAACAACATTGGCACCGGCAGTGTCATGATAGTTAACTTAAACAGTGAAGTCAAAGCGGTTTTAGATAATCTCCAAGCTCAAATTGACGAACTGAAACCAAAAACAACCGAATAATAAAAATGCTTGGGACGCCTCATAGCGTCCCTTTTTTGTTTGGGAAGGAGTGACGAGATGACGCTTGACGATTTAAAGCTTGCTATGCGTATCGATCACGAATTTGACGATCGTTTAATTCAGCAGTTAAAAGATGCTGCAGAAAATTACATCAAGGATGCGGTCACGCTTTTACCAGATCGAGAAGATTTTTTCAAAGATAATCCGAAATTTGATATGGCGGTCATGTTCTTGGTGGGGGCATGGTATGAGCAGCGCGTTTCTTCCGTTGACAAAGCCCTTGAGGAAATCCCTTTCGGTGTAACAAATTTTATACAGCAGTTCAGAGGGGCATACAAGTATGGAGTTTAGCCGGCTCAATACACGCATTTCCTTTGTTACGAGGAAAAACGGGAAGGACCCGGAATCCGGGGAAAATATTGAGCTGGTTGAGCCCTTATTTTCTTGCTGGGCCGAGGTGAGAGAACAAAAGTTAAGAGAAAAGCTTTCAACGGCTGGCACCTTTTTGGAAAACAGTATCACTTTCATTATTCGTTATCAGCAGATCAAGAAAGTAACAAACAACATGTATGTTCTTCACGATGATGAACTGTTCGAAATAAAAGACATCCTCCCAAACTCTCAGAAAAAAGACCTGATGAATGTTTTAGCGGAGAAGGTGAGCTAATGGCACGCCAGGACGACGGAACAAGAAACATCGAAAAAGAGCTAGACAAGCTTTCGAGGAAAAGGGTGAGGGCTGCGAAAGCTGCCGTTCAGGCAGGCGCGGCCATTTTCGCGGAAGGTCTAGAACGAAATACGCCTATCGGACGAAACGACGGCCACAAAACGCACATGAAAGACAATGTGGTCTACTCGAAGCCCAGGGAAGACGGAGAGATTTACGCCAGTGTGGGCTATGGAAAAGAAACGGCTTCCCGGCTTCATTTTTCTAACTTCGGGACGATCAAACAGCGTCCGCAGCATTTCATTGAGAGAACAGAAAATGAATATGCGGATATCGTCTTGCGAAAAGTCCAAGAGGTTTACGCAAGGGAGTTGGGACTATGATGCTGCCAATTCAGGAAGTTGAAAAGCTTCTTAGCGAAAACGAAACTCTTTCATCTTTTGTGGACAGTGCGCGCATTTTCCAGGTTTATGTACCAGAAGAGGATCAGGACATAGAAAAGGCTCCAATGATTCGGATAAATGAGCTTGAGAGCCACAGGAAAGACTATGCGGATGATAGGGCCCTAACGTTTGAGGTTGATATTCAAATAGATTTATGGACGAAAACGATCAAGGAAACACAGCAGATTCAGCCTATTATTGATCAGATCATGGCGAACAACGATTATCAGCAATATGCTTCTGCTTTTGATCGTGACCCAGATATTGCTTTGTACCGGTACGCCCGGAGATACAGGGCAACAAAATTAATCGATATTCAGAAAATATAAATTTGAAGGGATGATATGAATGGCCCGTACAGGATTAGACGGTATTCGATTTGGAGAACTTGACGAAAATGAAAAAGCTCCATCTGTACAGAGTATGCCGGGAGCAATTGAAGCAAAGTTGGACGTTGCTTCCGAACTTGCATCACTATACGCTGATGACGGTCTTTATGCTGTGAAAAGCTCTGGTGTAGGTGAAACAAAATTAGAATTAAATTTAGCTGATCTAACCACGGAAGTGAAAAGAAAACTCCTCGGTGTTACGGTTGAGGATGGTATTGAATTGTATCATAAAGACATGGAACCGCCATATGTCTGTATCACATGGCGTCAGAAACATCATGAAAAGGGCTATGTGTATTATGCTTTGTTAAAAGGGAAATTTGGCATTCCTTCTGCTGAAGGGAAGACTAAGGAGGACAAAGTAGATTTTCAAACAGATTCAATCGAAGGCCAGTTTTTGCCTCGTAAAAAAGACGGGTTGGTGTTCCTAGTTGGATATGATCAAAACAAAGATTTTTCTCTTGAGAAGTTCTACCAAAGAGCTTATGGCATAGACCCGGACAGCTCGGAAACACCGCAGGAAAGCGTTGATCTAGGAAAATAACAGGCAGCCCGTCGAGGCTGTCTTTTCATATTTTTAAAGAAGGATGGGGAACAGGATGATTAAAGCTATTTTAAGAGACTACACACAAGCAAAAGTTGATAAAGATGGAAATATTATTGAAGTGCCGGAAAAGACTTATATTAAGCCGTTTGTAACTTCTAGACACGTATACAGAGCATTGGAAATACATGCAACGGCAGAAGAATCGGGAATGTCTGAATTTGAACAAATGGAAGAAATGCTGCATTACGTGGTTGAGTTATTTAACAATCAATTCACTTTTGATGACATTTTAGATGGTGTCTTGTCTGATGATTTAGCTGACTGGATGCAAGACATTTTCAAACAGGTTATGGCGAAAGATGAAAAAAAGGGAAAGTTAAAAAGAAGGCGTTGGACGCTCAGAAATAAAAGGCGAGAATCTGACCTATCGGGATTACCTGAATCAAATGAAAAAGCTATATACTGATCTGATGGAAAACGGTTATAAACTTCATGAAATTGATGAAATGGATATCCACCGATTCTTTGAACTTGCCGATTTCAAATACGAAGAAGAAAACAAACTTGTGCCAGCTTACCGGATATTTGGTGTGACTTTATAAAGAGTGTCGATTCAAGACGCTCTTTTTGGCGTGCAAAATTTAAAGAAAGGAGGATAACCATTTGGCGACAGAAGGTAGACCGATAGGGAATTTGGTCATTAACACAACCCTAGATGATGCCGGTGTTAATAGAGGAATTACTGGGCTCCGGAACAATCTGAAAACAGCGAGAACAGCAACAAAGGCAACTGTCCAGGAATTTAAATCCATGGGCGATGAACTTACAGCCAGTAAGAAGAAGGTCGAGGGCTTATCAAATGAGCTATCCATTCAGAAAAGATCGTGAAGAATACCGGAAATCTACGAAAAACAGGTCGAGCTTTACGGCGAGGATCACAACAGGCCCAAAAATACGCGCAGCGGCTGAACACACAAATCCAGTCCTATCATTCCCTTGAAGGGTCTTTGCGGCGGGCTCAAATGCAATACCAACAGCTCGAACGAGCGCAACAAGAAGCCGGCCAAAGTTCTGACAATATGGCAGAGAGCCAGCGTGAAATCGGAGCTGCCAGCGTCAGCGCGAGCGGAAAAGTGTCTAAATTCTCATCTTTTATCAAAGTGGGATTGGTCAGCGCTTTGTCTGCCGGTGTTGCAGGAGTAACCGGTTTAACGGCAGCGATTGGATCATTAGGGGCCAAAATGTCATTGGATGCTCAGAAATCACAAGGTGAATTCCGCGCTCAGTTGGGTCTAACCAAAGAGGAAGCCCAATCATTGACGCAATCAGCGACAAGTGTATGGAAAGATGGCTTTGGCGAGAATATGGATGTCGTTAAGGATGCCATTAAACAGGTGCGTCAAAATATCAGGGGCTTGAGCGATAAGGACCTGAAAGATGTCACCAAAGGCGCGATCATACTTTCAGAAACCTTTGACGCGGATGTAAACGAGGTAACCAGGGCTGGCAACAATATTATGAAAGGCTTCGGCGTTGAGAGTAAAAAGGCATTTGATCTGATGACCTATGGGGCACAAAACGGCCTGAACTTCTCAAATGAATTGTTTGATAACCTTTCAGAGTATGGCCCTTTATTCGCTAAAATGGGCTTTTCTGCTGAGGAATATTTTCAGCTCTTAAAGAAAGGCACGAACGCCGGGGTTTACAATCTTGATTACATTAACGATGTCATGAAAGAATTTCAGATCAGAGTCAAAGACGGATCGAAATCGACAAGCGAAGCAATGGCCCAAATGTCTGGAAGCACCCAAAAGGTATGGCAAAATTTCCTTAAAGGTAAGGGCACAGTAAAGGATGTTTCTAACGCGGTTCTTGGCGAATTGAAAGGCATGAAAGACCAAGTGGCAGCCAATAACATCGGGGTTGCCTTATACGGAACGAAATGGGAAGACCTTGAGGCCGATGCGATGTATGCCCTTGGTGGCATTAATGGAAAAATTGGCGATATTGACGGGGCGACGAAAAAAGCCGGCCAATCTTTACAGGATAACTTTGGTGACCGTCTTAAAAAGTTAGGGCGCTCAGCTCTTTCAGCCCTGCAGCCAATAGGTAACGGAATCCTGGACATTTTAGAACCCGTTATGTCCGGCTTGGAAAATAAGATGAAAAGCCTTGAGCCAACAATGAAGAATATTGCCAGCACCGGCGGCAATTTAAAAACTGTTTTTTCGGGAATTACAGATATTTTTAATGGTGATACAGCAAAGGGCGCGAACACTCTTAAGGATATTCTGCCTCCTTCCACGGTTCAATTTATTGTTACGGGCATTAACAATGTAAAAAAGGCTTTCACTGGTTTCAAGCAGCAAATAGAGCCTATCATCACAAATGTAAAAGCTGGTTTCGATGCAATGTCTCCGGTTTTTTCAACGCTCGGAAACATTGCAAAAAGCATGTTTGTAACACTCGGTCCAATCATTCAGCAGGCGATTTCAGGCATACTCTCCTTTATTAATCAATTAGCCGTTCAATGGAAGGAGTTTTGGCAGCAAAACGGTGCAGTCATATCTCAAGCCCTGCAAAATGTCTGGTCAGTGGTTCAATTTATCTTGCCTCTTGTGGTTGGCATTGTCCAATCTGTTTGGAGCAATATTTCCGGCATAGTCAGCGGTGCTCTTTCTGTCATCCAAGGGGTTATCGTCTTTTTTTCTGGCCTTTTGACAGGCAACTTCGAAAAAATGTGGGAAGGTATTAAGCAAATTTTCTCCGGCGCCGTAAAATTTGTCTGGAACTTCATAAGTCTTTCATTTTTCGGGAAGATCTTAGGCGGCGCAAAGGCTTTAGGTGCTGGCTTGAAAGGTATTTTCCCGAAGATGTGGGGCTGGATCAAAAACACGTTTAAAGATGGTGTAGCGAATGCCGTCAAATTGTTCGGGTCCTTAAAAGATAAGGGATTTCAACTTGTCGGACAAATGAAAGACGGGATCATCAAGAAATTTTGGGACATCGTAGACGGAGCCAAGGCCTTGCCAAAAAGAATGGGTGACGGCATCAAGAACATGGCAGGTAAAGCCATGGGAGGGATCAAGCATTTAGCTAATAAAATGTTTGATGGGCTCGGCGGAGTCGTAAACGGCGTCATTGGCGGCGTTAACTGGGTTCTTGGAAAAATCGGCGTTGACAAAAAGAACCAAATTCCAAAATGGGAAGTTCCCCATTATGAAAAAGGTACGAGCGGTCACCCCGGTGGTTTAGCTGTCTTGGGCGATGGTTATAAACACGAGCCCTTTATAACACCTGATGGACAAATCGGCATTAGCCCAAATGTTCCCACCCTTATGAACCTGCCGCGCGGCACCCAAGTAATAGGCGGGGATGATGCTGAAAAAATGTTTGGCGGTAAAGTCCCGTTCTATAAAGATGGAACCGGCGGGAACTGGTTCACACAATTAGGGACAAAATTAAAGGGCTGGCTATTGACGTATTTGATTATACTACTAATCCTGGAAAGCTACTAAATACCATATTAGACAAGCTCGGCGTGAGTGCCCCTAAAATGGCTGGAGGTTTGGTAAAATCGCCAGTAGCGGGTTCACTTTCGTAAAGGATAAAGCGTATCGTTTCTAAAAAATATGATGGCCGATTTCACTTCCTCTTTTAAAGGAGAAGGGGATCGAAGGCCGTCAAGAAATGGGTTGCCCAGCTTTGGCTATTAAAGGGATGGATTCAACATACGCGAAAGCGTTAGAAACTATCGCTATGAAGGAATCCGGGGTAACCCAACGTAGTCAATACTTGGGATTCTAACGCGAAGGCCGGTCATCCGTCGCAAGGACTCATGCAGTTTATTCCTAGCACATTCAACGCCTACAAAGAAAAAGGTACGGAAATATCAAAAACCAGTCCATCAAGTCTTAGCGGCGATCAACTACCTAAATAAAAGATATGGCGGCATTATGAACCATCCCGGTTAAAATCAATGGCGCGCGGCGGCCGTTACATTGGCTATGACCAAGGCGGCTTGATTACTCGGGATCATATGGCCGAGGTCCATAGAGGGGAAATGCTTCTGCCTTTGCGGCGGTTCAGACGTAGCCAGGCTCACAAAGTGCTAAGTCAGGCCAGCTCAATGGTCGGGTACAATCCGGGTCCGCAGCAAACCATCATACAACATGACAACAGTGCGGAAATCGCGGAGTTGAAAAAACAAAACGCGATACTCACGAATAAGCTTGATACAATGATCAGCTTGATGGCTCAGTTTGTGGAAAAAGAGCTAGTCGTTCCCGTGGATAAGCTAACCAAGCAGCAAAACAAGGCATACATGAAGAAATACAAGCAAAAAATCGTTCTAGCGGGGGTGAATGAATGAGGGGCTATGATCTGATCATATTTGATAAACGGTTAAGCGAGCACATCAAAGGTGTCTCGCTTTCTTCTTTTATTCCGGAATCACCCAAATTTGAAAGGAAGCTGCCGACGTCGCACCCCTTACGAAACGGAATTCCTATGCCTCTTAAAAACAATATGGGGCGCTATACGGAAAGAAAAATCACGCTTAAGATCACTGTGGAGGCGAGCAATTCGCAGCAATTCCATTTAAAAAGGGATGCCTTATATAAGCTTTTTGTACAAGAAGACCCATATTATGTGATATACACATGGCAGCCTTTGAAAAGATGGCTCGTAACATGTGATGATGTATTCTCCGTTTTTCAAGAGAACGGGAGAACATGGCAAGAAGTTGAGATATCTTTGACAGCTATTCAAGGGGTGGCGGAGTCAGTCTATAACAGCCAGGCTTCTTTTAATCTGATAGATAATAAATTTCATTTCGGCATGAATATAGGCATGGTCGATAATCCTTCCTATTCATTTGTAGACAAAAAAAGCTTTGAGGTGTATAACCTCGGAGATATCACCCTGTCCCCCGTTGATCATAACTATCAAGTGGAAATGTATATCGAAGGTAAAGACGTTTCAATTTTAAACGAAACGACCGGGGAAAGCGTCACCCTGCTTGGGCAACAGTCTAAAAAAAATCAATTGACTCTTTTAATGCCATATATCATAAACGGATCGAAAGTCATCAATACAAAGGGGCGTTTCCCAACGCTTAAACCAGGCAAAAACAAATTCAGAATAAGCGGTGCAACAAGCAGCAGCATCAAATTTATTACTCACTTTTATTACAAGTAGAAAGGGGGTGGCTCCTATTGAACCAAATGTATGTCCTGGATAAAACGACAAATCAAAAATACGAAATGATGTACATAGAGCCGAAGGTCAATGATGGGATTGACGGCAAGAAAGACTTGAGCTTTTCAATTGAGTTAAACAAAGACAATCGGATTCCTTTTAACGCTTTGGTCGGCCGTAATTTTATTGTGATAGATGAAGCAGTCCATAAAAGCCAGCGGTATTTTATTAATGCGCCAAATCTCAAACAAGAAGGCGGCCAGGTCACCAAGGATATTACAGCAACTCATATCTATGTTTTTCGGTTGGGTAAATGGCTTATACCTGATACGATCCAAGGAACAAAATCGCTTGACGAAGCTTTGTCCCACGCATTGAAGGGCAGCGGCTTTTCTTACAAAATCATGGACGACGCCAAAAAAATATCTCCTAAAAAGCTTGAGAGCTTCGGAAATAAGTATTCTATTGAGCTGATGGACGATATTATTTCAAGTTATGGCGTTGAAATCGATGTCGATAATACGATGATTTACGTCTATAAAAAAATGGGGAAAAAGATCGTCAAAACCCTGGATTCTTCCGTCAATTTAACCTCTTTGCACATCAACATGTCGGAAGACAATACGACGACAAGGATCAAGGGATACGGGAAGAAAAGAGAAGAAAAGGATATCCTGAGTGATCAATCGATTACCTATGAATCCAAGACAGGGGAATGGTCTTATGATAGCTCATTAAATGCAGATTTTACTAAAAAAATAGGGGCCACTTTTTCTTTTTCATTTACGGAACAGGATTTAAATTTAAAACGCTTGTCTCCAAGTTGGGCGGAAAATGGGAATTTAAAATTGATGATCAAACCAAAACCATTACGACCTATCAGGATTCCGAACCGTCCAAGAAATCATTTGATGTCATTCGTGGGTTAGATAGCAAAAAGCATAAAGTGGTGGCGACATTTAAGGGGAAGGACAGCAAAAACCCTAATACAAAGGGTTCAAAGGGCTCTAATCCTCTTATGTATTTGTTGCGGGGGAATATGATCGACATTTATCGATCCTTTAAAAGTGAGGACGAACAGTATGTTTTTCCGCCTGTCACTTATATTCATCCCGAAGAAAAGAATTTTCTGATTGAGGGGCAGCCTTCCTGGGCTACAACGGTCACAGACGAATCAATCACCACGGAAGCCGATATGATGAAAGTTTTGAAAGAAAAGGTAAACCCTTATCCAACAGTGACCTTTGAGGTGGACTATGAAGAATTGTTACATGCAGCATTGAAAGGCATAGAAGACCAAGTGACCAAAGGGGATACTATTCACGTATTGGCGGACACCGAATTGAATGGCATTACATTCGAGGATGACATTCGCGTGACCAAAGTCTCCTATAACCCCTTGGATTCTACGGAAGCTCCAGAACTGACGATCGACGGCGGAGAAAAGGACCCTGTCGATCTGCAGGTTGAGCAGAGAAAGAGAATAAAAGATCAGCAGCGTTACATTAACGACCAAAAGAAATTTGTTGAATCTGAAATTTTGGCCGCCAAAAAAGACCTGCAGCTTGCGATTGGAGAGACAAAGAACTCTTTAGATAGCATACCGAATACATTTTCATATCCTTTGAGATTTACAAAAGGAGCGTGGCAAGTGACTACGTCAGATGCTTCTGTTTCGATCGAAGGCAATACGCTGCTCCTTGAAACTGATGACGAAATTACGATGAAATATGCGTCCGCGGAAACCTCATCCATCATGAAGCAAAACGGAATTTTTGCGGCAATAGAACAGCATGAAATAAATCATGATCAATATATCCTCACTTTCTTCCAGAATGGTAAAGAAATAGAACCTTTAAGCGTTCCAGCCGATTCGAAAGTGACGGTCATGATTATAGGATTTATAGGAAGGTGATACGCCTTGTACAAGCTCACGAAAAGCCATGAAGTTACACCAAATTCGAACCTTTTTTCGATTCTTGACCAAAACGCAACATTAACGGAAAATGCACTAAATCAAAATGCAAGCAATTTAAACGACCATAAAAATGCAAAAAAAGCCCATACGTCAGAACAAATCTCACATCATAGTGGATTGACAGTTTCGCAAGAGATTGAAACAGGCAAAGCACGGTTTAGAAACTTGGTGCTCAATGCCGACGGAACGAACATAAAAGAAGTTGTTGACGCACGTGTTGATCGTAAGGGAACAATTTACCCGACTTTATGGGACCGTCTGGCTGCGGACGGACAGTATATTGAAACAAGATTTAACTTTAAAAATGCGCTTAACTATGGTGCGGACCCTACAGGAAAAAAGCCTTCTGCTTGGGCTATACAAAAGGCTTTAGATGAAATTCATCGAGAGGGTGGAGGCCAGCTTGTTATACCAGAAGGCATTTATTTAATTGAGAAGAGAATTTATATCTATGGAAACACCCGATTCACAATGTCTCTAAACTGTGTATTACGTAGAGGGTGGGCAGGTGGATTTTTTGCCAACGGAACGCCGAACGATAAATTCACAGGCTATTCCGGAAGAAGCAACATCATTATTGAAGGCGGTATTTTAGACGGTAACTATGCCAATATAGACAAATACCCGACTACTGCGATGGACTCAATCATTTTAGGCCATGCAAATAATATTTGGATTGACCGCGTAACTTTCAAAGACACGATTACCGCCCATGCCATTGATGCCAATGGGATCAACAATCTCCAGATCACAAGGAGCAATTTTTTTGGATTCATAGACTTGAGCGGAAAACGCCCTTTCTCAGAAGCCATACAGCTTGGGGAATTTGTTGAAATGGGCGTCAATCAATTCGGAGCGTTTGACGGCACCCCTAATCAAAACGTTTATATCGCCCATAATCATTTTGGTAAATCTGAGCTGTTGGGCGGCTGGGGTTCTGCGATAGGAAATCACTATGCTGTTTATGATATTTTCCAAAAAAACATCACAATCTTTGACAATACGATTGAAGACTGTGGATTTGCAGGGGTAAGAACGTTTAAATGGGGCGAAGTTAAGATTTTAAACAATCGATTTAAGCGCAATAATGAATGTATTCGAATTTCCCAAGCAGCCGGAGGAATTGAAAGTTCTAAAAATGTTGAAGGAGTCCAAATGAATCGCCCCCAAAATGCACAAAACGTCTTGATTCAGGGAAATGATTTTTATGATTACAAGTCATACGGAATCTTATCGTTTGGGCAAATATATAACAATGAAGTCGCCTGGAGCGATGGCATTCGTATTTTTGGGAACTACTTTAAATTAAAAGCAAAAGAGATTGGTGAATATGACTATGAGCAAGCCATCAAATTAGTCTTTGCAAGAAATGCTTTCATCGCTGATAACCGGATTTTCGGGGGAAGAAGAGGGATGTGGATAGAAGGCTGTTACAACACCTTTATTGATCGAAATTATGTGTCCTGTGTTGATACAGAAGCAATCTACGTCGAAAAAAGCAGAGACAAAACTTCTACCGTGCCGAAATCATATCACCTATCTATTGATCGAAACGAAATTAACACCACTGGCCGCAACGGTATTTTCATTCAAAACTGCGATCACTTTGATGTGAGAGATAATAATGTGATGAATACCAATAAAGAGCAAAGCAGTACGAGAGGGCGCGGTGGCATATATGTGGAAAATGGATACGACGGACGGATTGAAAATAGCCGGGTACGAGGCATCGAGAAGGCATTTGCGATTTTAGTAAAGGCCGCTGCAACAGAGGTGAATGTCACCAACACAAAAGGAACCGGCCGCGTTATCGTTCAAGGAGATACCAATTTTAACGGGTATTATGGGACAACAAAAGATGACTATATTAGAAAAATCAATACAAAAAGCAGCAGCTAATTGAAATAGGAGGTGAACCAATGATTTATAAAAGTACGGCTGTGCACTTTGATGTCAATGCTCAAGTGAAGCGAAGTGTATCAGCAAATATTCAGTTCAGTACACAAGATATCGGGACCGCAAAATTGTCGTTTAACCTGACAAAGGACGGTGTACCTTTGCCGATTAGTAAGGCAACCCATGCCAAGCTATTCATGAAATTTACTGACGGCAGCCAGGTCTATGTCAATACAGAAGTCGAAGACGCGCTGAAGGGCGCTATTTTTTATGTCTTAACGCCGGAACAAGTTAAGCATTATGGAACGGTGCAGGCTGAGCTTTACGTCAATTACGACAACGGCCAAAAGATGAGTGTGCATAAATTTTCGTTTGTGATCGATAGGGCGCTTGTTGATCAAGGCATTGCGCCGATTGCTGAATACTATATCGAAGATTTCGAGACGCTTAAAGCCGTCATTCAGGAAATGGCGGACGATGCCGAACAGCTTCTTGCCAAATTGGAGAAGAAGTTCGAGACGCTCAATAATATCGAAACGAAGGACGGTGCCCAGCAGAAAGCGGATGCCGCACAGAAGAATGCGGAGGACTACACGGACCAACACGCAGCAAAAACGGACAATCCGCATAAGGTCACAAAATCTCAGGTCGGACTAGATAAAGTTGATAATGTAAAGCAGGCGACGAAGGCAGAATTTGATACCCATAACAGGGATGATATTCGGCATATAACTGCGGACGAGAGAACGAAATGGAATGCCGGACAGCTTTATAAATTAACCGATGACAACGGCGGGAGAACGCTAATTTCTGATGACACTGACTTATTAACCTTACCATCCGGACTTTATTATGGTGTCAGTAACAAAGTTGTGAATTCTCCAGAACCGAAGGCGGTCGAGTGGTTTCATTACGATGTTTCAACTAATAATGCACGCAAAACGATCGTGGTAACTGCTACGGCCAACCCTAGAAGGTGGTTCGGAACAATCCACACTGATGGATCATTTAAAGGTTGGCAGAGATTTATAACGGATGCCGACGCGGAAGTTACCTGGCAATCACCTACTTTGTTAAACGGGTGGAAGCAGTATGGAACCCATAAGGTTCAGTTTAGTAAAAATGCCCTTGGAGAGGTTGAAATTATCGGCTCAATAACCGGTGGAACAATTGGTTTTGATGTGCCGGCTTTTACGCTGCCGGCTGGATATCGCCCTATACAAATGCTTCATTTTATAGGTGTAGCTTCTAGTCAAGGCACTGGCACCACTCCTCAGTACCATAGAACCCAGATCGCCACTGATGGAACTGTATACATTCAGAGTTGTTCAAATACAGTAAACCCAAACGAATTTATTACTTTCGGTTTTAAATTTAAGGCGGCATAGGAGGGGTTTTCATGAAATGGCTTTACAAATACGATAAGAAATACAACTACATCCCGGGTGAAGAGATACAGGTTGAGGACAACGCGGAGCTGCCGGAGTTTTATTGTGAAATAAAGCCGCCTGACGGTATGTACTTAGCAAAATTTGATCCTGGGAAAGGGACATGGTTTGAATCGGCTACCAAAGAATATATTGAAAGCTTACAGCCTCCGGAGCCTGAACCGGGCATAACCGATCTATTGAAAAAACAAAATGCTTTACTCTCATTGCAAGTTGCGCGCCTGCAGGCTGATGTTGAAGCGTTAAAAGGGGGTGGGGCATCATGAAGTATCCCACTCTTGCCGATATAAAACAATTCTATGATTGGGGGTGTTACACAGATGAAGAAATGCGGGAGTACGTAAAAATTAAGTGGATCACCCCGGCCGAATATGAAGACATAACAGGCCGGAGCTATGATAAGCCTGACATTAGTGTGGATTTAGGCATGGCGCATACCCCGTAAGGGTGTTTTTATTTTGCCTCGGGGGAGGTGAAAACGATGTGAGAACAGGAGGATTTCAGGACATGCATCAAACAAATGAATGGGACGTCTTCAAGCAGGAGATTACCGAATTGAAGGCTGATCACAAAACGCTTGAACAGCGTGTCATCACACTGGAAAGGGCGTCTGATCGACACGATCAACAGATTATGTCCATCAATGACAAGCTCAACAAAATTGAAGAGAACACCACATGGATTAAGCGCAGCATTACGGGCGCCATCATCACAGCGGTTTGCACACTGGTGATCTCCGGGATTGCGGCGCTTTTCATTAATTTTATTCAAAAATAAGGAGGAAGACACAATATGACAACATTCGACAAAGGCACAGTCGTTCGGACGGTGCTTCTTTTTATTGCGTTGGTAAACCAAACTTTGATCGTATTCGGGAAGCCAGTTCTTCCAATCAGTGAAGATCAGATCAACACGCTCGCAGACGCTTTGTATTTGGCCGGCTCTGCGGCATTCACCATCATTACGTCTGTGGTCGCTTGGTTCAAAAACAACTATGTGACAAGCAAAGGAAAGCAGCAAAAAGAAGTTTTGAAACAAAAAGGATTAACGAAATAAAAGGCTGCCTTCAGGCGGCTTTTTTATATAAAAATCAAAAGGAGACGATGTAAAATGGCTAAAAAAATTATGATTGATCCTGGGCATGGCGGACACGATTCTGGAGCAGCGGCAAATGGTCTAAAAGAAAAAGATCTTGTATTGGCAATTGCCAAGAAAACAAAATCGATCCTTGAAAAGGAATACGATGTATTGGTGAAACTTACTCGTTCCACAGATGTTTTTATTGAATTGGCTGAACGCTCAGCCATGGCTAACAAATGGGGGGCTGATTACTTTGTATCCATCCATATCAATGCAGGAGGAGGTACAGGATTTGAAACCTATCGTTTTCACAAGTTGTCTACATCATCTGGCACAGGTCAAAAGCAGGCGGCTGTCCATAAAGCCATTTTCAATAAGATCAAAGGTAAAGGTGTAAAAGACCGCGGAACAAAATCTGCGAACTATGCAGTCCTCCGTGGGACCAAAATGGCCGCCATCTTAACCGAAAACCTTTTTATCGACAATAAAAATGATGCGGCACTACTTAAGCAGGCATCATTTATCGATTTATTAGCCAGGGGGCATGCCGAGGGCATTGCAGAAGCAGTCGGACTGAAGAAAGCGGCTAAAAAAGGAACGGTCGAAAAGGGGGTTAAACTGGTTGTAGTGAAGCCAAACGCTGACGGGTGGCTATGGGTTTATGACAAACCGGACTGGGGAGCCAAGTATAAAAAAGTGAAACCAGGTGAAGCATTTACGATTGATCAGACGCTTACGGTCAATGGATCCAAAATGTACAAGCTGAAATCTGGGTTGTATATCACAGCATCTACAAAATATGTAGAAGTCAAGCAGAAGTGA